TTCTTGTTGAAGGACTGAAAGCAGAAGTATATGCTGATGCTTCTGCATATAACTATAATAATACATCTCCACATATTGGAGAGATTGATGACTATGATGAGATCTTTGAGGATGATGACGACTAATGACTACATCTAAATCACAACAAGTCAAGGAAGAGTTTTTATATCCAACTCCTCCATTAAATCCAGATTCTGATAAATCATTTCTGGATATTGCACAAACGAACAACTTAAATAATTTTGCTACACATTTACAATATATTTCTTCAATGGTTATTGGAGGAAAATTAAGCTTAGATGATTCATATAAAGAAGTTAAGAAACTATATAAATCTTGGAAGAGTTCTCATAAGTCACTACAAGGAAGTTGGTTCGTATGAATGAAGTTAAACTGATTAGTGTTACACCCGATGCAGAACAGCATATGGCATATTGTGCTCGGGTATCAAATCCAAATAATCAAGATAATCCAAACTATGCAAAACTTTTAAAGTATTGTATTAAGCATCAACACTGGTCAATCTTTGAACAATCTTTTCTTACTGTTGAGATCAATACGACAAGAGGTATTGCAGCACAGATTTTAAGGCATCGGAGTTTTACATTTCAGGAATTTAGTCAGAGATATGCTGATAGTTCACTTTTGAGTGATACTATTCCTGTTCCTTCTCTTCGTCGTCAGGATACAAAGAATCGTCAAAATAGTATTGATGATATTGATCCATTTTTGAAACAAGAGTTTCAAATCAAGATTCAGAAACATTTTGAGGAAGGAATGAAATTGTATAAGGAGATGTTGGACGCTGATATTGCAAAGGAATGTGCAAGGTTCGTACTGCCCCTTGCAACACCCACCAGGATGTACATGACAGGTTCTGTGAGGTCTTGGATTCATTACCTTGATCTACGGTCTTCCAATGGCACACAGAAGGAGCATATGGACATTGCAGAGGCAATTCGGTGTATCTTTATCTGTCAGTTCCCTGCTGTTGCAGAAGCACTGGAATGGGAGAGGCATGAAGATTGTCCAGAATGTGTAGATCAATCAATGATTACGCTAGAATAAATATTAAGTGTGATAATTTATAAGAATGGCAATTTATCCAATTATTCATAAAGAAACTGGTGAAAAACGAGTAATTGAAATGAGTGTTCATGAAATCTCTCAGTGGTATAAAGATAATTCTGAATGGTCTAGAGATTGGTCTGAAGGATGTGCTTCTGCAGGGAATGTTGGTGAATGGAGGGATACTTTAGTTAAAAAGCATCCTGGATGGAATGAAGTTTTAGATCGTGCAAGTAAAGCACCTGGTTCAAAAGTTAAAAAGATTTAAGTTTTAGATGGCAAGAAGAAGGAAGACTACAAATGAAAACCAACCAATCGGAGTTGGGCTTACTGCAAAACAGATGAAACGAAAAAAACCAATTAATAGTGAATACTTAATTGATATAGAACCTCTAACAGATAATCAGAAAAAACTTTTTACTGCTTATAGTGAGGGTAAAAATCTAATTGCTTATGGGGCAGCTGGAACTGGTAAAGCACAACCATTATATTCTAAAGTTTTAACCCCAAATGGTTGGACTACAATTGGTGAAGTTAAAGTTGGAGATTATGTACTGACCCCAAGTGGAAAAAAAACAAAAATTTGTGGAATTTTTCCTCAAGGAAAAAAACAAATTTATGAAATTATTTTTCACGACGGATCTAAAACTAGATGCTGTTTAGAACATCTTTGGGAAATTAATTCTCCTAGTGGATGGAGTAGAAAAAAAGTTGGGTATAAAAAAGTAGTTAATACTCAATATATTATTGATTTTCTAAAAGAAAAAGAACTTAGAAAATCCACAACTAACATTTCAATTGATTTAATTGAACCCATTAAAATAAAAAATGTTAAAGTTCCATTAGATCCTTATCTTCTTGGATGTTTGATTGGTGATGGATGTTTAACAACAACTACTCCTAAATTTACAACTAAGGATTTGACTATATTGGAGCAATTAAAAAATGTATTATCTGAAAATATAAAGATCAAATCCTGTAAAGGTGAAAATTATGATTATAATTTTATAGACAATTCATCAAGAACAACTAAATTAAATTCACTGACAAATATATTAAAGGATTTGGGTGTTCAAGGAAAAAAATCCTACGAAAAGTTTATTCCATCAATCTATATTAATTCTGGTACTGAACAAAAATTAAGCCTTATAAGAGGATTAATGGATACGGATGGAACTGTTGATCGTAGAAATGGTACATTATCTTTTTCAACAACAAGTCAAGTTTTAGCAAAGCAAGTTCAAGAAATTATTTGGTCTCTTGGTGGTATTTGTAATATTACATCTAGAATTCCGTCATATACTTATGATGGAATCGAAAAGAATGGTAGAAGATCTTATAATGTTTTTATTACTGTAAGAAACCCAAAAGAACTGTTCACTTTACAAAGAAAAAAAGATTTATGTAGAGAAACTTACGATAAACTTCAATATAGAAGGAAGATTAAAGAAGTAAATTATGTTGGAGAGGAAGAAGCACAGTGTATTATGATTGAAGATGAAAAACATCTTTATATTACTGATGATTATATCATTACACATAATACTTTTGTTACATTGTATAATGCTTTAAAAGAAGTATTGAATGAATATACTCCTTATGAAAAAATCTATCTTGTAAGATCCTTAGTTCCAACAAGAGAGATTGGATTTCTTCCTGGATCTCACGAAGACAAATCTTCACTTTATCAAATTCCATATAAGAATATGGTAAAGTATATGTTTCAAATGCCTAGTGATGCAGACTTTGAAATGTTGTATGGTAATTTGAAACAACAAGAAACGATTAGTTTTTGGAGCACTTCATTTATTCGTGGAACAACTTTAGATTATTGTATTATTATTGTAGATGAATTTTCTAATTTAAATTTTCACGAATTAGATTCTATTATTACTCGTGTTGGTGAAAACTCTAAAATTATGTTTTGTGGTGATGCAACACAAAGTGATTTAATAAGAACAAATGAAAGGAATGGTATTGTAGATTTTATGAAAATCTTGCGTCAAATGCCTTCTTTTGATATAATTGAGTTTGGTATTGAAGATATTGTCCGTTCTGGAATTTGTAAAGAGTACCTTGTCGCAAAAAATGAACTTGGATTTAATTAATGTTTAATCATATTGATGTTTCTCTTCCTCGTCTTGAAAGAACTACTATAGATGGAGTTAGGTACTATTCTGTACCTGATAATGGAGACCTTATAAAACTTGTCTCCATTACTTCTGTAACAAGTCATTTCAATAAAGAGATATTTGTAAACTGGAGAAAAAAAGTCGGGGAAGACACTGCAAATAAGATCACTAAAGCTGCAACAAGTCGGGGAACTGATATGCACTCTTTAGTTGAAAATTATCTTTACAATATTCCAGAACTTCCAAAAGTACAACCATTATCAGATTTCTTATTTAAAATTGCAAAACCTGAACTGAATAAAATTGATAATATTCATTGTTTAGAAGGTGCATTATACAGTAAAAAACTTGGTATTGCAGGAACTGTAGATTGTATTTCAGAATATAATGGAGAACTTGCAGTTATTGACTTCAAGACTTCAAAAAAACCAAAACCAAAAGAATGGATTGAGCACTATTTTGTTCAGGCAGCAGCATATGCAGCAATGTATTATGAACTTACTGGTACAATTGTTAAGAAGTTAGTAATTTTAATGGCTTGCGAAACTGGTGAATGTGTGGTATATGAAGAGTATGATAAGAAGAAATATCTAGAACTATTAGTACAATACATTCAAAAATTTGTAGAAGATAAACTGGAGATTTATGAAACTTCAAACTAATATAACAAATCAACTGCAAGTTGAATTTGAAAAAAAATTTATGTGTGCGGAAAAGTTTGCACAAGAAATTGAAACTTTAGTTAAAGATAATCAGGATATGGATTATATCACTGCGATTGTCTTTTTTTGTGAACAAAATGAAATTGAACTTGAAAAAGTTCCAAAACTTATTTCAAAACCACTCAAAGAAAAAATTAAATGGAATGCAATTGAATTAAACTTTTTGAA